TACTTTCTTTTTTGTGTATACTGCTCGCCCAAGTGGTTTTTGAACATAATTTAATTCATCAATATCGTATAAGCCTAAACCATTTTGCTTATCTAATTTCTCTCGGATTTTCTTATAATCCATGTATATATTAATATATTAAAAGATTATAAAAAATTTTAGATTAACTAAAATATTAACTATATATAGGATAATGCTCAGCTTTAAAAAAGGACGCCCTGTATCCAAAATTATTGGAGGAGAATATAATGGAGAAATATTGTATGTTGATACTGAAAATGAAAACTCAGGTCCATGTTGTAAGAAGTGTTCGAAAAAGTGTGTAAAGAAACAATGTTGTGGAGGTTGTAACATGTGCTATGAAAATGATTCTGATTCTGAAGAAGACATTGGTAATGAAATTGAAATTAATGATGGTAAATTAGAACCACTCATAGATGTTAACCAAAGATCAGTAAACTATATTGCAGGTCCTTCAGGAAGTGGTAAATCTACATATGCATCCAATATTATTAAGAATTATAAAAAGATATTCCCTGAGAAGGAATTATTTATTTTTTCTAGAACTGATTCTCAAAATGATCCAGCTTTGGTTAATTTAGGAGGATATCAAATTAGTATTGATCAAAGTTTATTGACTGATCCTATTGATATTACCAAAGAACTATCTGGAGGATCAATTCTATTATTTGATGATTGTAATACAGTACAAGATGATAAATTAAAGAAGGCTATTGATAAATTAATGGCTGATATAATGGAAATCGGACGTAAGCTTGATATTACTATCATAATAACTAATCATTTGGTTATTCCTAATGAAAAAAAGATTGCAAGAACTATTATGAATGAAATGCAATGCCTAACTGTATTTCCTAAATCTGGTTCATCACAACAAATCAGATATGCTCTTAAACAATATTTTGGACTTAACAATAAACAAATAGACCAAATATTACAAATTCCTTCAAGATGGATTACAATTCATAAGACTTATCCACAAACTATAATTTATGAAAATGGAGCTTTTATTCTATAATCTTCTAATACTAAAATTCGGACTTAGAAATTCATATAAATAGATAATATTTCTAAAATATATAAATGGCAACAATTGAAGAACTTCAAGAAAAAAATAATAAATTAATTGAAGATAATAATAATTTAATAGTTAAACTTTCAATGCTTGAATCATATCATAAAGTAGATACACATTATCAAAATGAATGTGCATTCAAAACAATTAATTACTTACAACAAGAGAATAGAAAATTAAAAGAATCACTTGATAAATTAGAAAATTATAGTAATGAGAAGGAAAATTTATTTAACCAAATAGAAGAATTAGAAGAATCAAATAATGATTTAAAACGTATAATGAAACAATTAAATAAAAAAATTGAAATACTTAATGCAGTGAATAGTAATTTAACTACGTGTATTGAAAATATTAAAGTTAAACAACAATTAGTAGTAAATAAACATTTCTGTTGTATTTTATAAAATCTTGGTATAATATTATATATGTCTAGTCTTGAAGAACTTAAAATTGAGAACCAATGTTTAAAGAAATTATTGAATGATACTGAAGCTAATAATGAGAAGCTCAAAAAGGATAATGAGGATCTTCATACTGAAATGGATGAAATAGTTGATATATATAATCAATTAAAGGATAATTTAGGTAAATTAAAAGAAATATTTTTAAAAATGTAATATAAATATAGATATGCCTAAATATTCAGAAGATGGGATTAATCAACATGCACAATGGTTTGAATATTTTAATTATGTATTACTAAAATTATTTGAACGTTACTTTGGTATTGATAATACAGATTCAATAACTGAATTTGCTCTTGATTTACATGAATTCTTACATGATAATCCAATGCCAGAGATGGATTAAATAATATCAATTAATATTATTAATGGATATTATCAATGAATATAAAGATATTGCTCTTAGCAATTCAGATGTTTTAAAATTAGTTAATGGTAAAGCTAATATAATTCTTTATCCTGAATTAGTTAATTATAATTCAATAGATGAAATATTAGAACCATATGGAGCATGTTTCTTATTATTTGAAGCAAGATTAAAACCATTCCCATATGGACATTGGTGTTGTTTATTTAAGTTAGATAACCAGACTATTGAATTTTTTAATCCATATGGAGGATATCCTGATGATAGTTTAGAATATATACCAATGGATATTAGGAAACAATCAAATCAGGATTACCCTTATTTATCTTGGTTAATGATTAATTCACCTTATGATTTAACTTATAATGAACATAAATTCCAAAAACATGGTAATAATATTAAAACTTGTGGAAGATGGTGTGCAGTAAGATTATTATGTAGAAATTCGAATCTAGAACAATTTACGAAAATATTTAAAAATAAAAATGGAGATGAATTAGTAACATTGGTAACAATGTGGATAAATAAATAATATAACCTATAATTAGATATGTTAAGATCTAGTATGACTAAAGAAAATGATAATGTTTATTTAAATGTCATATTTGAACATCCACAAGCTAGTTTTATTGGTTCACCAGTTACTCCATCAGTTGGAACTGCAGCCGTACCTGCTACATATAGTGTAAATAAGACTATACCAATTATTGACAAATGTTCTGATTATTATTGTTCTGTAATTAGATTTGATATTCCTTTAAATGTGATTCCACTATTAATTATGCCAATTATTCCAAATCAAGTTAATCCTAATTTAACACCAATGATTATTGGTATTAGTTATAATGGTACTGATTATCCAGTTAATTTAATTTATGTTCCTACAAGTCTCTTATTACCTCCAGTTCAAAATCAATTAACACAAGTAGTTACACCATATTATTATACATATTGCTATCAAACATTAATTGATATGATTAATATTGCTTTAACTACAGCTTATACAAATGCTGGTCTATTGGCAGCTCTTCCTGGAATTCAACCACCATTTTTCTTCTTTGATCCAGCAACTCAATTAATTTCATTAGTTGTTCATACATCATTTACATCTTTATTTGCACCATTAGTTGCAATACCTAAAATTTTTGTTAATGAAGCCTTACAAAATTTTTTATATGCTTATGAATTTATTTTTCAAGGTAATGATCAACCAAATGGAAAAGATTATATATTTACACTTAATGGACCAACTATACCAAGTGATAATCAGGGCTATGCATTATTTGGTACAGCTCCTACACATCCACCAACTTATTTTAAATTTACTGAAGAGTATCCAATTATGCAATATTGGACATCATTAAGAAAAATTATTATTGGAACAAATACAATTCCTGTTGTTAATGAAATTATACCAGTTCAAAATCCTAATGGTACACAAACTGGTGTTACTTCAACATTTCCAATTATTACTGATTTTGTACCAAGTATAGAATTTGCTGGACAATCAAGAGCTATTGCATATTATTATCCAAGTTCTCAATATAGATTAGTTGATATGAATTCAGAAACACCACTGTATAAGATTGATTTAACTATCTATTGGCAAGATCGTACTGGTAATTTATATCCTGTATTTATTTCATTATTTCAACAAGCTAGCATAAAAATAGCATTTTTAAGAAAATCACTATATAAACCATTTAATACTTTATTGTATAAGTAATAAATATTTTCTCTCAACTAGATATAGTTAATAGAAAATGTCTCTTAGTTATCAAAGATTACAAACAGTTCAAGTCAAAGATCCTCGAACTATAATTCATAATGCACGTCAATATGCAATTTTAAAAGGTGGTAAACAAGTTTCATATAAAGCATTTACTTCAACTTCTATTTCTCAATCTTCAATTCAATTTTCATGTCCTCCACCATCAGGAGCTATTATTGTAGATCGTAAACAATATATAACTTTACCAATTCGTCTTACATTCATTGGTCCTGGTACTAATACAACTAATTTATTACAACCAGCTCAGGATGCTCCTAGATCATATCCAATTTCTAGCTCTATTGATACATTACAAGTAACAATTAATAATACTTCAGTTTCAATTAATATGGCTGATGTTATTCAAGCATTACTTCATTTTAATACTGATGCAAAATTAAAAGAATATGATTATTCAGTTACACCAACTTGTCCTGATCAATCTCAAAATTATGATGATCTACTTGGAACTAATCGTAGTCCTTTAAGTTTCTATGGTGATAGTACTGATGAAGGAGTTATGGGTAGAGCAGGTTTCCAATTTAATGTAGTTAGTAATAGTCCTACATTTGCAGTTGTTGATATGTTGGTAACTGAACCTATTTTTATGTCACCATTTTATTGGGGTCATTCTAATTCTTCAGGATTTGCTAATGTTAATACAATGGATTTTAACATTACATTCTTAAATAACCTTGGTTATAGAATGTGGTCTCATGATAATTCTGCAGGTACCAATGTCATTAGTGCAATTAATACTCAATTTAATGGATTCACTGGTCCTGCATTTTCTTATTCTGGAATTACAGTTCCTCAATTACTCTTTACTTATATTTCTCCCCTTGATACAGAATTAATCTCACCACAAATTCCAATAACTTATCCCTATTTTGATATTACAAGATTCCCAACTGATATTGGAGCTATTGCTTATTCAAATTCTTCAGTTGGTGCTGGTTCTGTACAAACATCAAATAATATTCAGTTATCCTCAATACCAAGACGTATGTATATCTTTGCTAGACCAAGTAATTCAGTATTGTATGCTAGTCCTAATCTAACAGATACATTTTATGGTATTAATAATGTAAATATTCAATTTAATAATTATGCTGGTCTTTTAAGTTCTGCTACTCAACTTCAACTTTATCAAATGAGTCTTAAAAATCATTGTAATATGAATTGGACTCAATGGAGTGGTGGACCAACTTATGTTACTGGATCATTAAATGCAGGTAGTCTTAGTACTAGAAAATTTGGTACCATGGGATCAATTGTCTGTATTGAATTTGGAACTGATATTGCTCTTGGTGATCTTGAAGCTCCTGGTCTCAATGGACAATATCAAATTCTTGTTAATGCAAGTGTTTATAATTGTGATCCAACTGGAGCTCATGATTCATTACCTGTTACTCTTTATTTGGTTTTTGTTTCTGAAGGTACATTCACTATTGAAAAGTTAGGAAGTAGCATGACTCAAATTGGAGTTATTTCTAAACGAGATATTCTTGATTCTAAACAATCTCCACTTGTTAGTTATAAAGATATTGAACATGTTAATGGTGGTGATTTCTTATCTGGATTAAAAGATTTTGGAAATGCACTTCTTTCTGGAATCAAAGAAGCTCTACCTTATGTAAAAGATGTAGTTGATATTGGTAAATCAGTTCTTCCACTTTTTGGCTTAGGAGATGGTGAAGCTTTTAGACAAAATGAAATGATGCATGATCATATGATGAGAGGAAGAGGTTTAGAACTTGGCGGTGTAAGTGGAGGTGTTCCAGTTGGTGGACGTAGACTTACTAGAGCTGATTTAAAACGTAGATTAGGTAAATATTAAATTAATTTATTAAATAATATTTAATAAATTAATGACAATAATCACATCCAGCAGCCAATACTCTATTTTTTAATTTTTTATCAATATACTTTTTAACTTCTGGATTTTCATCATAGATTTGTATTAATAAATCATTAACAGTTCCTGAATTAAGTGCTTCTCTAACTTCTTCTTGTGTACTATATAGATTTAATAAAGAATTCTGATTATCTATTAGTTCTGTTATCAATAATGTTTCTTTTTTAGTTAATTGTCTCTTAGTTTCAGATGGTCTATAATGTAATAAATCTGGTCTTAATTCTAATATATCTTCTACTATAACTTCTTCAATTGGAATACCAAAGTCTTCTGAGATTATTTCTTTAGCTTTCTTTATTCTTTTTCTTTCTAGTTCTTTTAATTTTTTATTTTCTTCTTCACCTATTTCTTCAAACATAACTCTTTTTTCTGGTTCTAAATCTATCATATTTAATTCTTGTGACATAGGAGATTTTTCCATTTCTTTTTCAATAATTTTTAATGGATTTATAGGATTATCATCAGGAGATCTTCTAATGTATCTATTATATTTAACTTCTGGTGGTAATAAGTATGACGGAGGAGGATTCAAACCAACTTTATCTAGATATCTAATTGTTTCATCATTAATTATTGGCATAATATATTTTTTTAATTGTTTTAGTAATTCAATTTTTTCATATTTTAATTTTGTATTATTAGTTAAATCTAGTGTTCCATTAATTAATTCTAATTCTTCATCACTTAACTCAAGAACTGTTGATAATCTTAATTTCATTTCATCTAATTGTTTAAATATTGATCTTTTTGGTGGATACTTTCTTATTTCTAAAACAAGAATTATTGTATCTAATTCACTCTTTATTTGATATAATAATGATGTATTGGATGAAACAAATGGAATAATTTTTTCTAATGTTACTTGATCTTTATTGTGTCTAGATAAAGAAAAAATTCGTTTAACCATCTTAAATGGAGAATAGAACATATTACTAAAATATAATTTATCAATTTCTCTTGGTAAAGCAATTGGAATATAATTAGTTAAGCGAATATCTAAATTAATTGGATGAACTTCTCCTTCATCTAAATAAGCTAACATTAAATAATTAGTTACTTCAATAAATCTACCATTGATTAATGATATCATATCAATTTTAACATCAGAATGTTCTGCCAATGCATTTATTAATGACTTCTTGAGACCACCAAGTAATAGTTTATAACCTTGTAATATTTCATTAGAAGTCCATCTTAATATTCTATGTTCCCTTAATATATTAAAAATAATATCATAATCATCTCCATTTAGATTTACACTACCTACTTTATTTAAAATAAAATTAATAATATCTAATTCTTCATTTGTTAGTAGTTCTCTATAAAATAAATCTTGGGATATATTTTTTAAATTTCTATTTGGTACATATATACCACTTTTAAATTCTCCAATATCAATATCAAATCTTTTATCAAGACCAGCTTTAAATTCAGAAAAATAATGTGTTCTTTGTTTTATCATATTTTTAACTATTTTCTTTAATGATTTAGCAAATTTAGTAACTACATCTTGAACATCACAACAATCTTCAAAACTTTCTATGAGATCAATATCACCAGGATATTTTTGAATACGATAAATAAAACTACCAAATGGAGTAGCCAATCTATCTTTAGTAAATGATATCAATTTAATTTCTTTTTTAATTGATTCAGGATAACTATCAAAAGATTTCTGTTCAATAAATGGATATATATTTTCTTCAGGATTCTCACCAATGTATGACATCTGACTATTATTATATGAGAATATAATAATAGTGTATTATAATATTATTTTATAAATAATTAAATTTAAAATTTAATATCACACCATAAAAATCTAACACTGTAGATGCTTGTGTATTAAAAGTTATTTGTGTATTAAAATTTTGAGAAACTGTATATGTAGGACTAGCAACATCTAAAGTAGCCACATATAAATTAGAACCTGTAACTACTACTGGTAATGTTCCAGTTAATGGTAATACTATAGGAGCCAATGGTAATCCTTCTTCATAAGTTATTGCATTTATTATTACACTAGCACTAGCTAAATCTTGTGTTTGTACTTGATATATAACACTAATGGAAATAAGTTGATAACCTTTTTCTGGTATACCACTAATTTCATGATTTAAGTCTCCAAATACTACAAATGATTGAGGATTTGGTGTAGGTTGATAAGTTAATAAGCTTGGTATTGGTAAACCATAACTATAACTTCCAAATGATAAAAAATAACTATATGGACCATAAAATAAACTTAAATCAGTTGTTGGTTGTGTTACATTAATAGAATTTGAAAATAAATTATAATTATTAGGAACAAATAAATTAGATATGGACATAACTATTATCACATAATATAATAAATAAATAATAAATAATCTAAAGTAATAATAGAAAATGAGTATAGCAAATCTTTTCGTACCTAATGATTATACAATAAATTGTGGTAATTTAATAGCTAATACAGTATTAATTAAAGATACAGTAGATGATATAGCACCAATAACTTGGTTTTCTTCAACTTCAAAAGTTTTTGCAGTTACAGGTACAGCTGGTTTTTCAACTACAATTAATATAGTAAGACTTAATAATATTGTAACTCTAACAATGAATAATGAATCACATGCAGCAGCAGTACCTGGTACAACATTATCAACAGCTTTTACTGATATGCCATCATATGCAATACCTGTTCAGACATGTTTTGCTATGGTACCAGTAACAAATCTTGGTGATGTCACATCAGGTCTAGTAACAATAAATACAAATGGATCATTAGTTTTTCAACCTTTAGCTGCAGGTACTCTTATAGGATCAATTTATAATACTCCAGGTAATTGTGGATGGCCAGCTAATACTTTTTCATATCCAATAAATTAATTCATTAATTAATTAATTAATTAATTTATTCGCATTCTTTAACACATTTAAACCAAGAATTAAGCCGAGAATTAAGTGCTTTTTTACTTTTTTTTGATTTTATCATTTTTTTAGGTTTTGATTTTCGTACATAATCTTTACATCTTCCACTTGGCTGTTTTTGTGGAAGACCCTTCATTTTTCTATAAGATTTAGCTGCTTGACATATAGCATCTCTATATGATATTCCATATGATTTAGCATATTTCTTAACATATTCAATCCAATTGTTGGGTTTAGTTCTATTGTATGGTCTCGTATAACGACCACCAACATAAGTACCACCTAATAGATCATCTAATTCATAATCTCCAGCTCTACTTCTACTTGCTCTCCTTTTAGCTGTTTTACTTCCATATTTTCTTCTACACAATCCCATTCCCATTGCAATTTCTTGTCTTAAGATATCTTTAACTCTTTCACTAATTAATTCTTCATCCATTTTCTAATATTATATAAGATTTTTATAAATTTTAAAGAAAGCCAATAATAAATTTTATACCATTTTCTATAGTTTTTGTTCTTAATCTACGATATCTATCTGGAAAATTAATACGAAACCTTATATATCTATTAGTAATATGAGGCATTTTAATAGGAAATATATGATGTTTCATAAGCCATTTATGTGCTGATATAATAGTCCATTTATTTATATCAAATAATACAGCTTGAATTTCTGACATTTTTCTTGTATATATTTAGTATGGATTTTATTACTGTCTCATTAATAGCATTTAATATCTATTATCATAGAAGAATTATTGCTTCATGTATAATTAACATTAATAATTTGGTATATTCCAATAATTTAAAAATAATATATAAGCCAATAATAGAAAATAATAAGTAAGCCTCCTTCATTATTCTAGTTTATGTCTTTAAGGTATTCTAATTTAGAATACCTTAAATTAAATTAAATGTCTAGATCAAATATTTGTTCAGTATTTTTTTGTTGTGTGTATCTAACTAATTGAGAAACATCAACATGACCAACAAACTTAGCAATCAATGTCATTTCCTTTTTTTGATCATATAGCATGTAATTAATAAAACTATATCTTAGTGAATGAGTATTACAATTAAAATTTAATAAAAGGAAGTCCAATACTCTTTTCTTTAATCTTTCTTTATCAATGTGTTCTAAATAAAATTTCATATCACTAATGAAATCAATATCAAACCATTTATTTGGAAATATCATTTTACGATATCTAGTCTTAGTTTCATATTGTTCTTTGGTATCCTTTTTATATTTTATTGATTTTGATTTAGCAATCTTTACTATTACCTTATCTTCAAAATTCTCACTATCCATAAATAAAATAAATGCTTCTACTGCTTCTGAAATTCTTGAACCATTTCTTAATTGAATCATTGCAATAAATAAATAGATTAAGCGATTAATTAATTTTCTTCTCTTACTTACATAATTACGATCATCTTCACTCAATTCATTTATTGAATTAATTATTTTTTCATATTCAGCTATAAATAATTTCTTCATTGATTTAAAATCAATACCTCTATCAAATCCAGTTGAAATTAAGTCATTATTAGTTACTTTACTCATTCTTATCTACTACTATATAACATTTTTTTAAGTCCGAATTTTGACACTCAGTCATTATTGATATCTACCTTACAACATTCTGATTGTAAGTGTTTATTTTTCTTAAGTAGTTTAATTACTTCAATGGTAAGCAAAATACTAGAAGTAATTAACGTAGTAATTGTAATAGGATCCATTGTACTATTAAATTAGATTTTTATAGTATCACTGGAGATAAATTATTTATTAATAGAGGTCTATGTCCGAATTCTGGAATTTAATTTTTTAGTATTGTGAAAAATACAATACTAAAAAATAGGATAAGGCTACTATAATACTAAAATTCGGACTTAGAATTTTATCTGTGAAAACTAGTTCTCTTCGATTTTATACCAGAATTCGGACTTAGATGTCATTAAACTGATCTAACAATTTAATGACAGCATAAACACTAAATACACGAGCGCTTCACATGTACCCAATGCCATACCATACTTATAGTTGAGAAATTATTTTTTTCTTATACTAATTCTCAATTAATTCTTTAGTTCTTTCTTTTATTGATTCAATTATCTTCTGCTGTAATGATATTTTTTCACTAAATCTTTTTATTTTATTTTCAATACGTTTCTTCTTTAATTCTGCTATTTCCTTTTTACCTTTGTAATCAAAATAAATTACTTTACCAATTGGTCTCAAGCAATGTTTACAATTATTAGTATTATAACCTTGGCATTCAATACAAAATTTTTCACTTTTTAACTCTTTGATAATTGTTTCATCTTTATTATTTTTTAAGTAACAAGTTATTTCTTGATTATTTCTTGCTTCATTTATTTCATCATTAGTAAATGTTATTTCTGTTTCACATTTACATTTACCAAATATAATATTCTCCATAATCTTAATTTCTTTGGTCTGATCAATATCCAAAAATATATTAATACCAATTAATTTTTTACATAAATAAATTTTATGAGTAGCAAATTTATTTAACTTTGCTTGAACTTGAACAATATTTGGTAATTGTTCTAATGACATTTTATTTATTTTATTTATCACTTCATGATTATTTTTTTCTTTTATTGCTTGTTGTTTTTCTTGGTACCAAGTGGAATGATAAATTGCTTTAGATAATTTATGATTTTTACAAAATTTTCCTCTGCAACCTTTACCACATTTAGTTCCCTTTTTTGATCCTTGTACAAATACATGACTACAACCTTTCTTGTTACTCTTCGAAGACATTAATATTCACTCTAATTAACTCTCTTTTATATCAAAAAAATATTTTTTTTTAAAAATCTAGGAAAATATTTTTTTTGACATAAAATAGAGTCAAATAAATTTATTCATACCATATCCTCTTAGAAAAAATAAACTCCCTCAATATTCAGTTACCATTAGTATAACCAAAAATAACGAGTTAAGTATTTTATCATTTTTAAATTTCTAAATAAAAATATTCCTATTGTAAAATTTCATATTTCAAACCAAATATTTTTTTCCATTTTTAAAATTCAAAATATTAACTCCTTTTTCTATCATTAGTATATCCATTATTGTATAACTAGGGGGTTTTTCTTTTTTTTTTAGATAAGGTTAATATATATTTAAATAACTCCTTTTTTACAATAATAAATAATCATTTACTATTAGCATATCCATTTTTGGTGTTATTATTTATTGGTTGATACTTCCTCAGAAATTTATTTCTTTCTTATTAATATAAATGACCAAAAGATCGATAGCTCATTTCATTGTATGTGATTGTGGTATTATAATAAAAGATAATAGGTATGAATCACATTTATTAACAAAGAATCATGATAAAAGAATAAATAGAACTTCAACACTTGGTAGAAGAAAGAAAAATATTAACTAATAATATATAAATGAGTGGTGTAATTCAACAGGTAATAAAGGAAGAAGATCAACCTCTTTGCTATAAAGAAGTATTTGATGAAATAATTGAACCATTGAATGAATCACAATTAAATGAATTAATCGAGGAGATTGAAAATCAAAAATTATTACTCAAGATTAAACATGATAGAAGAATTAAGATGAAACAAGAATTACAAAAAGAAAAGATTGAATTAAGAAATGAGATCAAGAAAAGATTAGAGAAAGAATGTAAAGAACAATTAAAGAAAAAATTAGATAAGAATGATGAAGAAGATGATGATGAGGAATTTGAGGAAAAAATAAAGAAACCAAAAAAGAAAAAAATAAATAATTAATTAATCTCACTATATAATATTAATGAGTCTTGCTAACCTTC